GTTCCGAAATGGGGGAAAACATTTTCGTTTAAAAATTGGACGGCGACAGAATATTTTAAAACTGTAGATTTAGCATATTACGCAGACGCAGTGATGGTTATAGCACCAATAGATAAAAGTTATTCAATTATACAGGAGGCACCAGAATTAGAAATAACTAAGTTACCAGAAGAAGGAGGAACTGTAAAAATATATTGGAACGGAGGCCATAATGCCAAAGAAGTCACATTCGATTCAAATCCAATTGTGCCAGAATTACCATCAGGACTGACAGAGCTGTCAAATTTGGCAGCTGGATTACAATTAACTATAATACGACCAACGACTATTATAATGAAAGTAAAAAATGATTATAAGAGTGGTGATAAAACGACGGGAGGTGGATTTACTATATCTAAAACAATTTCATTAGAAGGAACTCCGACATATAATTTGCCATGGGTTACTCCAACCCCAATTTCTTTAAATTCTGCTGAGTTGTCTGGTAAAAATATACCAAATGTAGTGACTTCTGGTTCGAAATATACTATAAATTTATATACTGAATATATGAAAACTGCGGGCGCGTATTTATACTATCCACTAGCAGTACCCATTGGAGTAGAAGGTCAGAGTGATTATGAAAATACGGAAAGAATTTTATCGATGAATCAGGTGGAACCTCATTTATTAACATCAGTTGCGGATGATTTTCCTGATGCAGATGATGTTCCCGTTAATATAGTTATTGTGCCGCCATCACGAAATCTTCCTCCATATTCTATTATTTCTGGGGCATATGGAGTTGCCGGAATGGGGAAGGATAATATATATCGTAAAAAACTTATAGGATATTTCAATTTATTGACATTGCTCCCGCCCCCGCCACCACCGGACATTCCACCCGAAGAAATTCTAGCTATTACTCGGCTCAATCCAAACTTTGGACCGATAGGAACGAGTGTGGACATAATAGGCACAAAGTTTGGTGCAGTCCAGGGAACTGGAAAGGTGCAATTTTTGACTGGAATGAGTACCGCGGGGATGGGCACAGCAGAATTTCCATACCTTATAGAGTCTATTATAACATCATGGAGTGATAGACTTATAGTTACGAGTGTACCGGATGGCTCAGAGATAGGTTCCCCCGGATTTATTTTTATTACGACTGATGGGGGCTACACGGTACCTGTTATTACGACTGGTAGCATCGGCGAATGGGTAATGCCAAGCACTGACACTATATTTACAGTTACACAAGATTAACAATTTTTGAATATATGTGATAAAGGATAATAAAAAATGCCAGTACCAGATGATAGGTCAGATGTAATACGCGTTGGATATAATATGACTGTAAATTGGGAAAGTCAAGATATCAATGAAGTTAATATATTTTTTGTACAGGAAAATACTACATCAACGAATGAAATTCATATTGACAGAATTATCTTGCATCGTATTCTATAAATATAAATATACTTGGACGAGCAAAATGGGCAGAAACATATTTTACATTGAACCGCCCTGGATACCCATATGATTGATATTATATAAGAGAAAAACAAATGCAAATATTGAAAGAAAATGATATATTAATAGTACAGTCAATTAAGCATCAAGATAAAAATACATTTGATGAGATAATGGCCGCCAAATCAGACGAAAATTCCGAATATAAAAAATTGAAAATTGAAATCAATATATATGATTCGGAAGTAGATTATTTGATTCAAACTTTAAATGTATATGCATATGAATTTTCTTCGGATGAAATAAGATATATACATAGTCAACATAACAATGACCCGGGTGCACTAGATATAAGTTCAATTGAATTTAATACGGAGAAAATACTTAGAAAATATAATTATAGTTCTGGTAAATTTCGTGTAAAATATAAATTTTATGAGGATATACTCGGATATTGGTATGGCTCAACTCCAAATTCGCCACAAGTAACTACACAAGACGGCAGAAATGTATTCATATCTAAAATATCACCCTCTCGTCAAGAAATATCTATTGGATATTCCGATGACTCTGTGTTAGAATCATTTCTTTCTCTTTCAGATTATTTCCCACAGTATTCATTGAAATTTGTATTTAATAAATTCATTAATTTTGGAAGAAATAAATTATATTTAGCGCTTAATGCGAAAAATGAATATAATGACACGACAAAAGAAAATTCATTGATTGTAAAATTATATGAACCGCTGCCCGCTGAATATGATGTTAATTCAAAATTTTGGATGGTATTATTATATTCTGATGAAATACAAGATGAAATATCATTATATGATACTCAAGGGCAGGGCGGCATTAATATTATTAAGCCGCCGAATTTTTCTAATATGTCCAATAGAATAACTAAACCATCGAGCAAATATACGTCATATAATGATTTGATGCTATATAAAAAGGATTATGATTTGTCGGATATTTATGAATCGAACACGCCAGACAATAGTAATTTATATGGCATAGATTTAAATATTGATTATTCATATTTTAAAAATTTTGTGCATTTTAGTTCCGCAACCCAATTAATTCAGAATTTTAGAAATAAACTCGAATTACTTGAAAACTATAATTATGAAATAAATGCGATAGTGCCAACGGGTTCATTTGCATCAAGTTCTAGTTTATACTGGGAATCGCAGCGTAATGAGCTTTTTTCAAAATTTACTAAGTTTGAAAAATTTATGTATTTTGAATCCGGCTCATATTTTACCAGCTCGGCAATAACACCTAGCACATTACCAAATTATACACAGTCGCCATATTCATCATTTATAAGAACTGATGAAAATACTGGAAATCTTTTGATTGATTCTACATATCCGAAGCAAAGTGTTCCCGTCGTATCAGGGCGCGATGCGACATCACTTTATACAATCGTGCCAACGACATCTTCTATTGCTATTTCATGGTTTGATATCATGTATAGTTCATCAATGCAATTTGATTGGAATAACAGAGATTGGTTAATTAATACTGTGCCAGAATATATTAGATTGGATACTGATGCAAATAAAGATTATTTAACTTTCATCAATATGATTGGTGAATTTTATGATAATATTTGGACATATGTTGAAAATTATTATAGACTTATAAAAAGAGAAAATCATATTAAAGATGGTATGCCAAATGAACTGATTTGGGATGTACTTAGAAATGATGGTATAACTTTAAATAATTCAAATGAAGCTGTAGATTTAAATGTATATTTCTCTGGATTAAATATTTCAGGAGATTCTTCACAATATACTGCATCATTAATGAAAGCAGAAAAAGACATTACTTATGAAGTTTGGAATAGAATTTCAAACAATCTCCCTTATCTATATAAATCAAAAGGAACAAAACGTTCAATACAATCACTCTTTAATTGCTATGGGATACCAACAAATTATATTTCAATAATTGAATATGGCGGACCAAATATTGGTTCATATAGCGACACAAGTATTAGTGGAACATTTAGTGATAGATACCAATTTGAGGTTGAAGATTTTACTACCATTGTTAATGTGCATCCAACACAATATATTTCAGTGCCGTGGGTAACTAGTTCATATAATAATCTGGTACCAAGTTCGATTGAATTTAAATTTAATACAAAATATGATGTATCTAAACAAATACTCATTGAAAAAAGTTCAACAAATGCCGACAGTGGAAGTTTTGCGATAATTTTAAATAAATCACAATTTCCAAATCGTGGGTTTCTTACATTTGCAATGTATTCCGGCTCAGAGGCTAGCTCTAGCAGCACAAAGCATTGGCCATTTTATAATGGAAATACATATAGTGTTCTGTTAAAACAAAATTCTCCAAAATCATATACACTTACTGTAAAGAAATATGATGATAGTTTGCAAAAAATTACTGTTACAGATAGTGTAGTATTAAATACTAGTTTTACTGATGATAGAATATATAATACACCAGGAATCATGACAATTGGTGCTTCGACGGCCGGTGCATCTGGAAGTTTTGATGAATTCAGATTATGGTCAGAAAAAATAACTGATAATGTATTTGATTGGCATACTAAATATTCATCTGCAACGAATGGAAATTCTCTTTTATCATCATTGGACACATTGGTATTTAGACTTTCATTTAATGATGCACAAGATTTAGGAACAAATCGATATTTACCAAATGAAGGATATGCGTCGGCATCGTATGCAACTGCTGCAATGGCGAGTAATAATTTTACACCATTAACATTATACCCTTATAATTATACTCCAATTGATAGATATAATTTAGTATCGACCATGTATTCTGCACCATCTATAATGAATAGCGAAAAAATACGAATAGAAAATAATCAAATAACGCAATCAATTATATTGCCAGATAATTATAATGTATACCCACTGAGGATGCCGACTAACAGTGGGTATGAAAATAAAATATTTAATAAATTTAATTCGAAATATGATAATATCATTGGAGAACAAAGTCCATATGATAATACAGATATTGATAATAATACATTATTGATAGCATTTACTCCGATGCAATTAATAAATAATGATATTATTGCATTTTTTGGGGGCGATGTATCTTTATTCAATGAATTTGGAGACCCTGCAAATTATTATTCAGTATCATATCCATCTCTGGATAATTTAAAAAGAAAATATATTCAAAACACAAAAAATCATATCAATTTCTTTGAATATGTTTCATTTATACGAATGTATAAACAAAGTGTATTGGAACAAATACGAGAATTTGTTCCAATAAATACATCATTAATAATGGGAACGGTATATGAACAAAGTATTTTAAATAGAAATAAAATTAAATTGATAAATCAAGAAATTGGTACAAATCTTAAACAACGAAATGCAATAATAGAAATACCAGAAATAAATAGTCCAACGGGATTTCTATTATCAAATATATCTACAAAAGTAGGAGCAATTTCAAAATTGAAAATATCCTCGGATATACAAAATTATATTTTGAAATTGATATTACATGATGAAGTGCGTATTGGCGCATCAAAAATATCATATGATTTGCAGATGCCTATGAATAAAATAGATATAAATGCATCAAATATGATAAATATCTTAGAACTATCGTTGCGGCAAAAAACACATATAAATGTGACAAAAATATCATATGATTTGCAAATACCTATGAATAAAACAGATATAAATGCATCAAATGTGGTATTATATGATGGATATATCTTAAATCCAGAGTATCAAATATCTGGAAAATATAATAATTATTTTAGTTTATGTGAATATCGATTTAATCCATGGAAATTTAAGGATTATCTATCATTATCATGTAATAAATCTAGTAACACACATTATAGATATATAAACAGTATCACTATAAATTGGTCGGGCGAAAGTGCAGATAGGCAACCTGCCATAGAAATTAATAAAAACAGTGGGAATCAGTTAAGAGTGAATTTTAACGATAATCCTAAGTTGATTGTCCAATAATATTGAAGAAAATCATATTTTTGCATATTTATAATTAAACAAAAAGAATCATGTATAGGACATTTAAATGGGATTCTTAAATAATACAAATAATGAAGTTATTTTGGATGCCGTACTGACAAAATATGGTCGTGAAAAATTATCAACGACTGGCAAATTAGATATTACTAAATTTGCATTGTTTGATGATGAAATTGATTATATTTTGCATAGCTCTGTCAATCCATATGATGATAGAAACTATCGAGATATTGCAATTCGACAAATTCCAATCCTTGAGTCGGCGTTAAACGCATCAATAAATTTAAGATGTAGTTTATATGGTAATGGAAAAATCATTAATACGCCTTAAATGAAAATATAGCACAATAATTAGGAGATTTGAACATGGGATTCTTAAGCAACATAAATAATGAGATTGTTTTGGACGCCGTATTGACACAGCACGGCCGACAAAAATTAGCAAACGGAGAAAAATTAGGAATCACAAAATTTGCTTTATCTGATGATGGAGTTGATTATTTATTATATAGCTCGTTAAATCCATATGGAACAGATTATTATGATATTGCAATCCGTCGATTACCAACATTAGAACCAATTCCAAATACTCCGACGAATATAAGATATAAATTATTTACTAGTACTGCAAATGAAACTAATATATATAATGTACTCATTTCCGGCGAGGGTCCGATAATATATTCATCTCCAAATACATATCAAATATCACCATATTTGAATCCAGAAGTAGATGATACGAGTGCTATATGGTATACATTCACGTTATCAAAACCTGCAGGAAGTAATGCTCCGTCAAGTTTAGTAACTCTTATAAATGGCATTGATAGTACTAAAGGAATTACAAATGATATGTCATTGGCAATGCAGGAAACACCAACTACTTCTACGTTTGCGATTGGGCATTTTGTAAAAATAAGGGTTCTTGCACAGGATATGTATGTGCTCCCATATGCATATACTTTAACAATTAATGGATACGGTCCAAATATGAGTTCTCGTTTATTGAATGTTATTATTGTCATTCCGCCATACACCCGCGGTGGTGCTGATACGATACAGCCTGTTATGGAATTATAAAAGATATATTATTGTGGTAACTGGGATAAGTTAAAAATATTATAATAATTGAAAATTAAGGAGATTTAAAAATGGCTATAATAACATTTCAAACATTTGAGTCTAGCGATATAGTCCCTGCCGCGGTAAGAACGAAAACATTTCCAGCATGGCATGATACATTATCTGATGTTGATACATTGGACCAGTCTACATTAACTGCATTTTATACTAAATCTACAGAAGTAGGGAAGAGCACTGCAGAATCTAATTATTTTTGGAATATATATGGAGAAAGCCCGGATGTTAATACATCAGCCGAACCACAATTTTCTATAGCAGTTGGAACTACTGCTAGTTTAATGCTAGCGGATGGCACGAACTCGTGGACATCCAGTGAGGCGGATTTATATACATATCCAACATATGCAATTTATAGACAAATTGTTAATACGGTAACAAATGGCGGTTCATTTACAAATTGGTCATATACAAATGAAACGTCGGCCACAGTTACGCCTGGTATTGTATACATAATTAGTATAGCTCGGTCAAGACTGAAAGATTATATTGAGCCGGCGAATACGGCGGGACACTCAACTTGGCAAATAAATTTGATTGGCAGTGGAAGTATTCTTGGTAATAACAATACTAGAGCGGCCGTTAATTTAACATGCGCTCCAGCATCTGATAGTTCCAACCAATCTGTGTTGAATATTATCGATTTTACTTCATCATTATATACCACCGGTTCCACAGCAGACGATAAAAGACCATTTGGTTCATTAAATAAAAATGTTCTTGGGAAATTTTATCCAGATAAGGGATTATTTATATTAGATGCGAACAAATTATATGCCTCTGGCGCATTGTGCATGTCACCAACGCAATCATTACGTATCGCAACAGGCGTGAATACGTGTTTTCCATCTGGTGGATTGCATAATTTTTATAGGTCATTAGCTTCTGGCTCATTTTTTAAAGCACGTTCTGTTGAAAAAGTTCAATCTATGAATTATTTTGTACGTGCTAAAAATAATCAATTTAATTATTCTAACAATCCAACGTGGAGTTCTGGGTCAGATAATAAGATTCTTGCAGAATTTTACGAAGAGCAAACAACATATATCACATCAGTTGGATTATATGATGGTACTTCGGATAATCCTGGTCAATTGGTAGCAATAGCAAAATTAAGTAAGCCAATACAAAAAACGCCTGAGACAGAGGCATTGATTCGGGTACGGCTTGATTTTGTTTGGTTTTTAGCATTTATTCCGGTGGCATATGAATCTTTAAAATATTTTATTTGTTAATATATTGATATCTTAGCTCTACTAATAGTGGGGTTAGAATATGATTAAAAATGAAAACTCCTATATTTATATTAGTAATCAATTACTGATGAATATGGGAGTTTTTATTTATGACCGGAAAAGAAATAATAATTTGTAAAATATGTGATTCCAAGTGCGGAATAAAAGCTTTTTCACAACATTTGCGCGCATACCATTCTATAGAATTTCAAAAATATGTTAAAAAATATTTAGAAGATTTT